AACTTCGGTGATTCATCGCAAGTCAATGTATGGCAAGGCGCGGAACCTGTGATCGACTGTCTGTACGGAGAACCCATCACTTCGGATAACGGAGCGACGGAAACTTGGGCAGAAATTCGATTTGATGTTACCCAAATGATTCAGGCATAGGAGAACGATGGCTACATATCAGTATAACGGTGACGATGTTCGCGAGTTCCCAACTCTCGGACTAACCGTTAAGCCCGGCGACACTTTCGAGTCAAAGGATGAGGTTATCTCAGCCGATGTCACTCTCGCTTCAGCATCAAAGAAAACAACACCAGCACCGTCAGCCGCGCCTGACACAACAGTAGGAGAGTGAATAAATGGCACTACAAAATACCCATCGTTCGTATATTGGAATCGCTAAAGAGACAACTAAGGGAACTCCGGTAACAACTCCAACCGCTTACATCCCAGTCATTGCGAATACCGTCAAGCCTCAAGACATTTACACACCTCTTTACGATGAAGGTCTTCGCGGATCACTCGTCAAGAACTACAACTACCTACAAGGTCGCGTTCATTCACAATACGACTTCGGTGGCGCAGTCTTCGCAGACACAGTAATTTATCCTCTTGCTGGCGTACTTGGTGAAGATGTAGTCTCAGGATCAGCTCCTTATGTTCACACTCTCTCATTGAAGAACTCAGCGACATCAGGTGCGGATGCTCAGCCTTCTGCATACACAATCCTTGACTTCTACGGTGCTGGCGTTCGCTCATGGGCTGGACATCAGTTCCACGATTTCTCACTCAAGTGGAACGCTGACGGACTTCTTGAATACGATGCAAAGTCAACCGGATGGCAGTCAGCCACCGTTTCAACACCAACACCTTCATTCTCGACTGTATTGCCTACCGTCGTATGGACTGGAACCGTGAGCGTTGGCGGAACAACCGTCTCAACAAACACAATGGGCAACATCGATATGAAGCGTCCGGTAACTCCTGTTTACGGAATCTCAAATGTGCAGACTCCTTATCAGGTCTTCCTCGGTGCGCTTGAAGTTTCCGGCAAGGCTACATTCCTCATGGAAAACGACACTCAGCTCACTAACTACCTCACAAACACACAACCTGCCCTTGTCTTTAACTGGACAACCGGCTCAGGTGCAACACAGACTTCGATTCAGGCGACAATGACAAAGGGTGCATACACACTCGCAGTCATCGAGCGTTCAAAGGACTTCGTTGAAGTTCTCGTCGATTTCAATGCGCAAGGCAACTTGACCGATGCAGGAACCGTTGGCTACTCACCAATCAAGTGGGTCGTCAAGAACGCGGTTACAACTTCGGTCGCTTAACCTAGAACGCAGTAGGGGCGGCAGGTCGATTCGCCCGCCTTCGCGAATCCCGCGCCCCTACTGCCTAGATTTGCTAAGATAAAGAGAAGGCAACTAACAAGGGGGCACAATGTCACGAAAGATTTCATTACCATCAGGCGCAACCGTAACGGTCAAAGATTCAACTGAATTAAAGGTTAAAGATCGCAACCGCATTATGCGCGCTGGCGACAAAGACACAGATGCCGAAAAGGGAATCGCGATCGGCAACGCATTACTCGCGGCTATCATTGAAGACTGGTCATACGACCTTCTCATTCCATCCGTCAAGGAAGATTCAATCGAAGAACTTCCAATCCCGGACTATGTTGTTTTGATGAAGGAAACAGACACTCTCACAAAAGAACTTTTCCCCGATCTAAAAGACACCGATGAGAACAGGTCAAACCCCGATAGCCCTTTAGAAAACTCGAACGACTAAAGGACTTATTCCGCGGATTCCAAAAGTCGGATACCCTTGAATACCCGACAACAGAATGGTTTTACTTCAAGTTCGCCGATCGTTTTGGCTGGACTCCGGATCAGGTAGATAACCTTCCGGCAGCTCGAAGCGACTGGCTACTAGCGATTGCTGATGCGATCGAAGAAGTTAAGATCGAACAGATGGAGAAGCGTGAGCGATAATCGAGATGATGTTTTTGCCGCCCTTAACGCGTGGCAGAAGCGAATGGATCAAGCGGGTTATCGCGCAACGCAGTTGATCACTCGCGACCTCGTTGCGCAAGCTCAAAAAAATGCAAGCGAAGTTAAGAATCCACCGATTCAATCTAAAAACAAACTTCGTCACAATCCTCATATCGGACCAAGAGCCGGTGAAGGACCGAACTACGCAACGGGTAATCTCTTTCGCAACATCAAAGCCAATCCTGTTCGTCGAGTAGGTTTCGAGAGTTACACCGCGAGCGCAACTTCAGGTGCAGAATATGCAAGAGCCGTTGAAGAAGGCTCCTCGCGATGGCTAAGTGGGGTAAAATTCCCTTACATGATTCCGGCGCGGGATTACCTAGTGCGATCAGGTCGGGCATCGGCATTTATCCGCGATGAAGTAAAAAGAGCGATGGGAGCGTAACCAATGGCAGGTGAAGTTCCCCCATTAAATGTTGAAATACTTGTTCAGTTATCTAATCTAACTGCCGCAGTTCAAGAGGCTACCGCTGGTCTTAATAAGATCGGCGACACCGCCAAAGAACAAGAGTCTAAATTCTCGTCTCTGAAGACAACAATGCTTGGCGTGTTTGCCGGCAATGTTATGACTCAGGGATTGCAGATTCTCACTACCGGACTGCACGATGCGGTCAAGGCAATTCAAGACACTCAGGTGGCGACCGAGCAGCTCTCGACCGCAATGAATAACGCGAAGCAAAATACTGCCGCGAACCGTGAGGAAGTCTCAAAGACCACCGAAAAGATGGGCGCGCTTGGATTCTCAGTTGCAGATTCTGAAACGGCTTATACCAAGTTAATCACCGCCACAGGATCAACGACTGAATCGACCAAGCTGATGGCGATGGCGGCTGATCTTGCCCGCTACAAGCATGAATCATTGGCAGATGCCGCATCAACCCTTGAAAAGGGAACGCTTGGCAACGCAAAGGCATTCAAGGAATTTGGCATTACTCTCGACACAACTTTGCCTAAGAATCAGGCTATCGCTAAGGCGATGGACGAATTAAACGGGAAGATCGGCGGTCAAGCGGTCGGATATACCCACACATTCGCGGGTGAAATGGAAATTCTGAAGGCAAAATTCGATGATGTAGCGGTTAAGGTGGGCGCGGTCGTTATGCCTATCCTCACCAAGTTGCTTCAATTCCTCACCGGCGTTTTGATTCCGGCGATTACATTCCTTTACAACAACACAATCGGCGCGTGGCTCAAAGCCTTGATCAACCTATGGAATACCCACGAAGGGTTGCGAAAGGTCGTTACAGCCGCCATACAGGGCATTATTGAGGCATTTGGCTACCTGCTTGGAGCGATCGCTAAGGTTGTCGATACGGTTGCAAAGATTCCAATTCTCGGCGCACCTTTCAAGGCGATGGGTAAAGGCATCGACGAAGCCGCTCTCTCGGTTGGCAAGTTCGCGACCAGCCTTGATTCGCTTGCAAACAAGAAGATTGTTCTACCAACGATCGGTAGTGCGCTCGCTACATCCGGTGGTACTTCTACTGGCGGGGATACGGGTATCAGCGGTGGATTGGGTGCGGCTGGCAATGTAAATAAAGCGGCAGTTGCAGCTCAAAAGGCTCTCGATGCGCGTAACGCTAAGATCAAAACTTACAACGATCAAGCGGTTGCTCTCGAAGATCAGATGAACGCGGTCTTGCTCGATCGTCAAACAAAAATGGCGGATGCGCAAAAGACTCTAGACGATAAGAAGCTAGCGGCTCAGACCAAGTACGACGATACTGTCGCGTCTATAAATCAGACTTATATGGACAGGATCAGCGCGGCTCAGGATGCGTATAACTCTGCGGTTGAAGCGGCTCAGACTTCTCACGAACAAAATATGCTCAACATTCAGCAACAATATGCTGATAAGGCTACTCAATTAGTTCAAAAGGCTAACGATCAAAAGAAGTCAATCATTGACCAATCTATTGGCTTAATGACAAGCGCGTTTGAGTCTGCAACCAAGATTGACCTCGGCAAACTTTTCACTGCCGGCGGAACAAGCGCATCAGGATTGCAAGATCAGTTAAGGGCTCAACTTGATGATGTGTTGAAGTTGCAACAGGATGCGGGTCAATTAGCGGCTCAGGGATATAACCAATCATTCATCGACGAAGTAATTTCGCAAGGACCGAAGCAGGGCGATGCCTTAGCGCAATCGGTATTAACTGCGGCTCCGGATACTCAGGCTTCGATTAAGAGCCTCTACGATCAGATTAACGCAACATCTCAAAGTGGCGTAACCGATCTTGCAACAAAAATGAATGATGGCGTTCATTTTGCTAATCAGAAATTGGCTGAGCAATTTAATCAAGTTGGAGTTGATCTGCAAAAAAATTTAGCGGATAACGCGGCTCAACTTGCAAGCGCACTCAATACCGAAAATGACAAGTTCAACGCCGCGATGGTCAAGGCTCAGGACACCTTAGACAAGGCTACTGCCGCGGCTACAAACGCGAGAGATATTGCACTGGCTAATGCTCAGGCAACCCTTACCGCTTCATTGACCGCAGCTCAGGATGCGTTCGACAAGTCAATCAAGGCGATCTCTGATTCAACGATGAAACAACTCGATGCGTTAGAGCAAAAACTTAATGCAGTTGCCGCTCAGATTGCAGCTCTTGGTGCATCAACGGCAAGCATTTCCGGTTATCAGAGTTCAATAGGTTACGGCGCGCCAAGTTATCCATCAACATCTTCAGGAGTTGATACTTCAAGTCTTGCTGGAATCGCGAAAGCGTCAGCACCGGTAATTGGAACGCTTAATCAGAATGTCTATACGACTGATGCTTCTCTGCCAACTGTAAGTTCAGGATTACTTGCGGCTATTGCGCTTGGACAAACTCAGGGAATCACGCCGGCAACCGCAACTGGCACATATAACAAACTTCAAGCGATGGGAGCAAAGATTCTGTAATGGCTACTCTTACATCGCTCAATTCATACGGGTTCGCGTGGAACGGTTTCGCCTTCGGTGGCGCAGGTTCCCCGCATCAGATTACAACTGCGGATGGTATTGAGGGCTTACCAACAATTCGAAATCAAGATGATAATCAGGGTTTCAATGATGGAATGTTCTCCGGTCGTGATTTCTTTGGCGGTCGTACAATTACGCTCACGATTCTCACGCTATCAAGCAATATCACGGCGACGATTACCGCAGCTACTGCGACAGGTACAGGCACGATTACCTACACAACTTCGGCTTATCACGGGTTCAATACGGGTCAATTAGTGACGATCACAGGCGTAATCTCAACGGGTAATCCATCCGGTACGGCGGGAACGGGTTTTAATCAGACCTCGCAGACTCTCACCGTTCTCAATAACACGCAGTTCACAATTCCCGTAACCCTCACGGACACTTATACATCCGGCGGATCAGCGAATTCAGTAATGAGCGCACAGGCTAACTACAACCTGTTGAAAAGTAATCTATTGCCGACCCTTTCATTCACATCTTTCTCCACAACGAATCAGTTGCAGTTCAAGTTACCTCAGTCCTCAAACATTCAATTCTTCAATGCTCGCGTAAGAGATTCAAAGACAGTAATCAACCCAGAATTTACTTACGGATACATTACGAGCCAATGGACATTCTTCGCGCCCGACCCAAAGTTCTACGACAACACGGCAAACTCAGCGGCAATGGTCGTATCAAACGCGCTCGGTCGTACCTATAACCGCGTTTATCCTCTTGTCTATGGTGGCGGTTCAGCTGCTACCTCGACAACGGTTAACAACGCTGGATGGGCGACGACTTATCCGGTGATCACAATTACCGGACCGATCATCAACCCAGTAATCGGAAGTACGACACAGGGTCAATACATCACCATTCAGGGAAGTTATTCAAACACAGATACCATCATCGTCGATCTTGGTCAGAGATTGGTAACCGTCAATGGCATCTCCGCTCGTAACCTTGTAGCGGGTGGCTCTAACTGGTTCTCAGCTCAGCCGGGCGTAAACCAGTTCTACTTAACAGGAACAGGTACACTTGCGGGTACAACAGCGGCAACCGTTGTTTGGTACAACGCGTATGTATAAGGAGAAAAAGTAATGGCATTACGCACGCCCCCTAGTTGGCTTCAAAACGGTTCGCACCCTGCGGAAAATGATCGTCTAACAACTCAGACAATTTGGAAGACCACAGGCATAATCAACGCCTCTGACCTAGCGGTTACTGCAAACTCTCCTGCCGGTATGACTGTTCTCATCGCTTCCGGATGGGCGGCAATCGTAGGTACTTATCAAGCCAACATGGGCACTTATATGATCTACAACGATGCCTCGGTTACGGCAACAATTACGACCGCAAACGCATCAAATCCACGCATTGACCTTATTGTTGCGACGGTTTCAGATGCTTACTACTCAGGCTCTCTGAATCAGGTCGCGTTCTCAGTTATTGCTGGAACTCCTGCGGTTTCACCAGTTGCGCCTACTGCGCCTGTAAATTCAATTTCGCTGGCTCAGGTTTATGTTGGAGCTGCGGTTACATCTATAACATCTGCTAATATCACCGATCTAAGAACACTCGCAACATCACCGATCGCGGCTACAATTAGCCTATCCAATGTTGAGACCGAAATCTTTATGGGAGCGTACTAAATGGCAACTAATACACCGGCACTCTTAGCCCGTTACGCTCCAGTTCTTGGAACTGCGCCAACTCGCTTCAGCATTTCCAACAAGGCGATCACCACAAACCTTGCAACAATTACAACTTCAGCAGCTCACGGTATTACTCAGGTTGGAACAATCGTCACCATTCAAGGCGTGGATGCGACACACGATGGTACTTGGGCGATCAACTCAATTCCTTCCGGTACGACTTTTACTTATGTCTCAACAACTGCAACTCAGGCTTCGACTGCGGTCTCTCCGGTCGGTACTGCAACATTTAACGCCACAGTAGCGTCAGGTCAGACCGTCACCAATAAGGTTGTTCAGAACTATGTCGCAACCCTTACAACAACCGCGGCTCACGGCTTCTCTGTCGGAGATATGGTTTATGTAACTCTCGGAGATACGATCTACGACGGTACTCAGATTCAGATTATTGCCGTACCTTCAACAACGACCTTCTCGTATATCGTCACAACTCAGACCGCATCAACAACTTCAATCTCTCAGGGAGCGGTTGGTAAGTATCCTGCTGGTTATACCGTTCCGGCTTCAACAACTGCGATCGCTACAAACATCTTGGTTGCTAATAAGTCGTCAGCATCTCAGACTTACACGATCTGCCTTGATGCAACTTGCATCGCGTATCAGCAAACAATCGCGGCAAACGCAACTGTTGCTATTGACTTAAAGCAAACCCTAGCAACAACAAAGGTAATTATGGGCTCAGCTTCTTCTCCACTCGTAAATCTACATATCTCAGGAATGACGGTGGCGTAATATGGGTATCGCTTCACTTCCAGCAACAACCGCCTCAGCAATTCCGGGAGCAGGTTCAGTAGTTGCTAGCGGTTTTGCTTCGCTAGGCTACGCGCAAATCTCGCTTTCGGCTGGCAGTTATCTTATTAACACGAACTCAAACCCTTTAGCGTCAATTGCGTATTATTCATCGGCAAATAACATACTGGTGAATCCTTTGTACGGCGCAAGCACTTCTGTTGCCCCAAGTCAAGGAGCTTCTACAACTTATGCTCTGAAATTAACTACGAGTGATTCCGCTTTTACTTTGGGATCTTCTTATCAACCTTTATGGGGTGGCTCTCAAAGCAGTTCAACGGGTGTATCAGTAGTAGCCGATTCTTTCATAACTGGATCTACTCAATTTTTTGTAGGAGATAACGGCTCGGATACTAATTCTCTTATTGGCAATCCTTACACTTATTACTCAGCCACTTTTCCGATGACACTATCAACGATTGCTGCGGGGCAACTTGCTGGTTCAACTGCGTGTTGGACAAACGGAACAGTATATTTATTTCAAAGCTCAAATAATGCAGGCACTATTTATTCTTCCTTAAACGGTGGAGTAACTTGGACGGCGCGAACTGTAACAGGTTATGCCGCATCTACAGGAGCATTTACTTTTGGAAGCAATAATAATTACTATGTAGCAGTTTCAACTTCTAACACAGGCACAAATGGTCTTGCTTCTTCAACGGATGCAGTCACTTGGACAACTAGAGCTTCGAGCGTAACTCTTGGTTTATACGGCGTGGCTTATGGTGGCGGTAATTATGTTGCCGTGGGCTCAGGTGGCACCATTATTTCATCTACCGATTCAATTACTTGGGCTTCAAGAACAAGCACCGCAACAGGATTACTTCGCGGTGTTGTATACGGCAATGGAGTTTTTGTTGCTTTCAACTCAACTATCAATTCTGGAGCTACATTTATTGTTTCAACAAATGGCACTACTTGGACGAGCGTAACCACAACTATATTTGGCGTCACTTTATATGGCGCCGCTCAAAGAGATGCAATTACTTTTGTTAATGGTCTTTTCTATGTTAGAGCTATTGGAACAGGTAACTTTATTGGTCTTATTGTTTCTTCAAACGGAACATCTTGGTCATATGTGCCTATGGGTCAAACTTTTTCATCTCCTAACAATACTCTTCCCCTTAGACTTTATGCAGGATCAAACGGTTTAATTGTAATTGGCAACGCGAGCACTAGCTATTCAAATTACACTCTTGCTCCTATAAGTTATACAATTTACAACGCAACAAACACCGCAATTAACTAACAATCATCTAGGAGGCTAAGATGAAAGATGAAAAAGTACCTCATGTTAATTTAATGATCTGCACGCCGGGTCATTCGATGATGGGAAGTTATGTTAAAAGCTTAATTAACTTAATTGCGGAGTTGAATAATAAAAATATCACTTGGGGTTTTGCAAGTGATTATTCTTCTCATGTTGCAGACGCTAGAGAGATTACTTTAAGCGGAACAAAACAAAACTCTTTAACAGAGCGCAGACCTTTCGAGGGCAAAATAACCTATGACAAGCTGATGTGGATTGACTCAGATATAGCGTGGGAACCTGAAGATGTAATTGCTTTATACAACTCAGACAAAGACATCATTTCAGGAGCTTATTTACTGGCAAACGGAGAAGTTACCGCTTACGCAGAAAAGCTAGGTTCGCCTTACAAATACGAAGAAGTAATCAAAATGAAAGAGCCGCTAAAAGTCGGCGGCGTGGGCTTTGGATTTGTATGCGTAAAATCAGGCGTATTCGAGAGCTTATCTCGTCCGTGGTTTCAATCAGCCATTACAACAACCGAGTTTGAAGGCGAAGAAAATTACACCTTTGCTATGATTGGTGAGGATTTATCGTGGTGCTATCGAGTAAAAGAGCAGGGCTATGAGATTTGGTTCAACCCAAATGTTAGAGTTACGCACCACAAAATGATGAAATTGACTTGGGAAGGAATACAACCGTAATGGCTAAAAATTTATTTACTTATGAAATTGACGAGAATAATGCCGTCAGGATTTGGAACGAAAATACTCGTAATGAGGCAAACGATCCTGACATTTTTCAACCGTGGCACCCTGCTACACCGCACGAGTCTTGGACTAAAGAGGAAGCAACGGCTTGGGCTGAGGAAATTATTGCTAACCTATTGAACCCACCCAAAGAAGATCCAACCTCAGTAGTTATTCAAGGTGAGGTCGTAACCGACCCTGTAAAGTAACGGTATGGCTACCCAATACCGATACCTGCTCGCTGATGTAATTACTAATCAGATCCTCGCCGAGTTATCGCTGACGAATGTAAATTTCACTCAGCAACTAAACGCGGCTGGAACCTTCACCGGCGATCTATTGCTATCCGGCGTTAATTCGGCGGGTCTGAATGTTCTCAATTCAACGATTCCGGGCAGATGCGCCGTATATGTAGATCGTAATGGCGTTCTCGTATGGGGTGGAATTATTTGGGGGCGTGAGTACGATTCAGCGGCTCAGATGCTCAAAATCTCAGCAAGAGAATTCGAGTCTTATTTTGAGCGTCGTCGTATTACCTCAACGCTGGCATTTACCAATCAAGATCAACTGACGATCGCTCAACAGTTGATTCAAGCAGCTCAGTCAGTTCCCTATGGCAACATTGGCGTAATCATTCCAACAAATACTTCCGGCGTTCTCGTTTCGCAGGTCTATTACAACTACGAGTTAAAGACTTACTTCAACGCGCTCTCTGATCTTGCTAAGAATAACAACGGGTTTGATTTCAACATTACGGTTGCTTACGACGGCGACGGCAATCCAACAAAGACATTGGTGCTTGGATACCCGCGTATTGGAAACACCTATTCTGCTACTTCTGCAAAAGTTCCAACCTTTATCTTGCCGGCTGGAAACATCGTTCAATACAACTACAAAGAGGATGGCACAAAGGCGGTCAATACCGTTTATGCCACGGGCGCGGGTTCGAACGAAGGCAAGTTGATCTCAACAGGTACGGATGCAACGAAGACTGCATCAGGCTGGCCGTTGCTTGAAGATGCGACCAATTACTCAAACATTACAGACTCAACATTCCTCACGGGATTGGCAAACGGTCAAGTATTAGCAGCTTCTTATCCACCGCAGACAATTCAGATAGTTGCTCCGCCGTATCTTGATCCGGTATTTGGAACTTACAATCTCGGAGATCAAGCGCGTGTAGTAATTACAGACCCGTTCTATCCAAGCGAATTCGATGGCAACTTCCGCATTATTGGGCTCAATGTGTCGCCGGGCGAAAAAGGACCTGAACGCGTAACCTTGACCCTTACAACAACGACGAACTGAGGAACAAATGCCTTATGTAAATTTCCCGCCAGCGTTGCGTGATCTATTTCAGAACCTTGATGCTCGTATTAACAAGTTGGAAACCGCTGGTCGATTTACCGT